GCAGGTACGGTGTAAACCGCCATCAGTGTCTGTTGTGACGCTACCGCGAGATAAGCGTATGTAACACCTCCGTTGGTAATAGACGCCGCGCCCGTGAGTGCTTGAGACCCTGAGGTAAACGCACGGAACACCCTCAAGAAAAGACCTGAAGTAGTGGCTGTCCCAGAACCCGCTAGGGTAACTGTTTCCGTCAGGGGAGCGTAGTCCGCATCAAGCCCCTGTACCTGAACCTGAACACCGTTGTCTGTTGCACCCGCCGCACTGGTAACAGACATCGCTACTGCGCTAGAGGGGTACGCATAAATACCGCCGAAATCCCAAACAGTCTCTTCAACCTCTTGGACTAAAGGGTTGTACCCGAACTTAAAGACATTCGAGTGGCCCATAATTTGGCCACGAGATACCTGGAGCCCGAAAGGCTCTGTGGCCCCGACTTGCGTTATAGATCTAATAGGATTAGCCATCGTTAAACCCCTAGCTATAAAAAACGGTTACAGAGGTACACGCTGTGAACACGGACACGTATATGTCCGAAACCCGCAAACCCTCGTCCGGAATGTTAACGGAATGAGTGTCGGAAGCGTTTAAATCCACGTCAATAGCTATCGATCCGCCATCACCGTCCGTAATTACAAGACGAGGAGAGCCGGTCGTGGTTTTTACTTGTAGCTGCCTAATACGTGCAGGGCCTACCGCAGCAGACCCCGTACCGGCCAAGCGTTTTGATTTTAAATCAGAACCTGCCATTATTTGACACCCCTAGTAGCTTTGGGCTTCTCCACGGCGGACACACTTTTCGGTGCAATCGGAAGAGCCTTACCTTCTTTATCTAAACCACGCAGCGCCAATTCATCGGCGCCAGGGGCGTTTTTTGGAATAAGTGACATGACCTACTCCTTAGGTGGCGGAAATGGTGGCGCCAGTGTCGGAACGCTTCCAGTTTGTGCCGTCGGAGAAAGCTAAGATGGCTGAGCCAGCAGCACCGTTAGATACGTAAACAACAGTACCGGCAATGCCTGCGGCGGAAACGGCATTTGCTACCGTGTAAGTTGGGACTTGGGTCGCGCCTACAACGTCGCCAATAAAGCCGTTGTTGGAGGTAACTGGACCAGAGAAAGTGGTGTTGGACATACTATAAGCCTCACATGCGAGTTAAGGTAGAATCTGTCTGCATATCGTCAGTCGGGTCTGTCAGATTCACCGGATTTGTTCCCGATAAGTGCAAACATACCATTATATAGCCGTCTTTGTCAAGAACACGAAAAAAGGAGGCCGAAGCCTCCTTATTAGTGCAACACAGTAACCGAGTGGTTACGCGGCGCCGGGGGTGCCGTAAACAGAACGCCAATCGGAAACACCGAAAGAATAACGTTCACGGGCCTTGAAGCGCATGTTACCGGTGTCAAAGTCACCTTCCATTGCCGTTTTAATAGGCGAACGGTTGAAGTGCTTGAAGCCGTTAGGCGCGTCAGTCTTAATGAAGAAAGCGTCTGTGTCGGTCAAGAAGTGGTTTACCACTGCGCCGTCAGGAAGCATTCCCATAGACTTCATTGCATTGTTGTCGTTGTCCGCAGTACCAGAGCGCAGGTTCGAGTTGATAACTCGCTCTGCGATGAATTGAAGCTCTTTAGGGATAATGAGCTTCATGCCGCGAACAGCAATCTTCAAGCCACGCTCATCGGTCAAACCCGCAATATCAATTAACATCTGTTCCAACGAAGTTTCGTTGAGGTCGGCAGCAACTGCCAAGACGTTTGTTTGATTGCCAGAAAGTGATGGGTGGGCGGCTGAACACAAGGCAGCGCCATCGCCGATCGCATTAGTGCCAGTCGAGAACGCATTGTTCAGGATAGACGCTGCTTTGATCTGCTTAGTCTGGGCCATAGAGCGGGCCAGAGCCTTGGTGTAACGCGAAGCAAGACGATCGTAAAGATTGTCTTCCACGGCTTCTTCAGTGATGGAGAAGGCCAACGCGATTGTTTCGTGAGTGTAACGAGCGGTGTAAGTTTCTTGAGCGTCGTCAAAACTGATGGACTGGCCTTCATTTTTAACAGGTGCAGTAGAAAAACCACCAAGCATTACTTCTTCTTCAAATGCTCGGTCCGAAGACTCTTCATCAAAGATTTCAGAATGCTCGTTCTCGTAACGGTTGTATTCTAGGCCGAACAAGGCATTAAGGCCGGGTTCAAGCTCTTTCGCTAATTGTGCGCGAGAAATAGCCATTTAGTAGACCTCCTTATATGCCAGTTGTTGTCGCAGTAGTTTGAGAATCAAACCGTGCGCTAGTTGCATTATGGTGAGCGTTCAAACGAACGATAAGCGGGATACCAGCGGCTGCGAAGTCGGTGTTACCTGCGTCGTCCTGAATGCCAACAATGCGCAACGGCAGAGTAGCCGTAGTAGCAATGGTGGATACACCCAATGAAGCGGTTGAGTTACCTACGGTAGAGCCAGCGCGAGCTGAAGTACCCAGCGAAGCATTGGCGAACACGGCGGCTTGTGCCGTAGCACGGTCAGTCAAAGTTGCGTCGGACGAAACTTTAAACAACTGATTAGGGTTGTCGGCAACGAAGGCTTTAACCGGGTGGTTAGTGTCTACGCTTACAGAACCCGAACCGGGCCAATAACTGATCCAGATTGGTTTCTTAGAAACCGAATCGACATATTCAACGCCCATCAGGACACCAAGGGCGGGCACAGTGCCGCCCGCCGTATCACCAGCTTGATCAATAGTGCCCGCTGAAGTGGGTACACAGATTGAAAACTGGTAAATAGCATTGGTGTTGTTGGAAGCGATCTCATACTGGGTTACACCAGTAGAGTTAACGCCGCTGCCAACTATCCCGATAGGTCGAAGACCATAGGCAGTATTTTGATTTGCCATCTTAGTTTTCTCCTAAGGGGGCAGCCCATATCATTTTTGAGGGCCGCCAAAAGTTACACGAGATTGACGGTCAGGTCGACTGATCGTCATCGATGAATGTGCATTCTCTCTCATCATATCGTGATCCACTGCGTCCATTTGGTCCTTACTACGACTATTGAAGTAGTGTGTCCGCTCGGCAATGGTCTCATCTGGAATTCGAGCGAGAAGCAATCCGCCAACTCCAAACACACCTTGGTACTTACCTGTTTCAACTGTAGGGGATTCAAAGTCAGGGTACTCGTCCTTTCGGACCAACTCCCAACCTTCCCGTAATTTTGCGCTGACATTCTTCGTGTCGTCAAAGCCACGCGTTTCGGCGCGAATCCAACGATGTTTAAAGCCGTCAGGGGCAGGTGGTGCATCTAGCATAGACGGTGGGGCCCACGGCTTACGTACAGCCTGTTTGTCCCGAGTTTGGTTAGCGCGGGAAGCACGGTTGATAGCCGAACCATCAATAGCATTTTTTCGTTCAGTCATACCTTGTTACTCCTTCACGTATTTCGCATATTCTTCAAGCGGCACACCCAATTTTTTCGCAATTGCGACTTGGCTCGGGGTGAGACGGACCTTTCTACTACTGCGCGCAGATGGGGCTCTTGAAGCTCCAATCACCGTCTGAGCGGGTCGTCTTTCGACGTTTTTTGCGACGCCCCCAAATTTATCGGAGATTCGTCGATCTAGCTCAGTATAGTAGTCTTCGCCCTGTGGGTCAAATCCTTCGTCTTCTACAAGCTTTTTATGTATGCCAAAGGCGGCATACGTCATCGCTTCGTCCGAACCAAACCATTCATTTCGAGACGCCCATTGCTCTGCCTTAGGGTCAGGACGCTTAGGCTGTTGAGCCGGCATCGGCTGACGAGCCTGGTATTGCTGGGCTGCGGCCGCCTGCTGCTGTGCGGCAGAGGCTTGCTGTTGAGATCGATCAGATTGCGCTTTAGCTTGATTGGCACGATCCTGCTGGATAGCCAAACTGGTGAGTGCTCGTTGAGCCTCCACGGTAGCTTTGCTGTCACCCATGTCAATTGCACGGGCTAAATTTGCTTCGGCCTGGGAAATCTGAGTGTTTACGCGGTTGGTGTATTCCGTTACATAGCTGGTATCCAGCTTATTCATCCGTGCTTTAAGGGCTTGAGACTCACCCTGAACAGCTTGGGCGTAGTTAACCGCTTCCTGCTCACGCCTCTCTGCTTCACGCATCTTCTTAGTAAGACGGCTAATACGCTTTTGCGTGGACGTTTCTGCTTTGGAAAACTGGTCGTCAGAGCTTTCGTTATTATCGGACTCGCCGACAACGTCTATCTCTACTTCCGAAGCTTCACTTACATCTAGTTCAATTGAATTGTCATCATCTGACATAGTGCTCTCCTTAGTTTAGTTGATGGATGTCTTCGGGGTCCAGAATGGTTGAAAGAACTTCGTCATCGTTAAGAATCCGAACTTCTCCGCCATCTATTTGAAAGCGAGAGCCTGCATAACGGGCAAATATTACCCATTGCTTCTCTTCGCACCATGCGCCGGAAGGGAATTTAGTGGTATCTTTGTACGCCAAAGGGCCTACTTTAAGGACATAACCAACTTGAGTGGAGATGTGGTTCTTCTCGCTGGTCTCAGTCGGGATGAAGATTCCGCCCGTGGTCTTCTCTTTACCACGATAAGGGAGGATCAAGATGCGCCAGCCCGTAGGGTTAGGCATTCTGTCCAAAAGAGTCTTTCCAATAGAATCCGGGTTAAGGCGAGGCTTTTCCGCGTAAGCCGCAGCTAAGTTATCCGCACCGGTCACAGGATCGACAGCGGGCCTAGCAACTTCTTCTTCAACGGGGGCCTGGAGCTTTGCTGCGGAGGCAGCAAGAGACAATTCTCGGTCTCGACTAGAGCTAGAGCTTTTCTTCTCGGGCTCCTTAAAGCGGGGTATTTCGGGTGATGCGGTCATATAGATTGTTCCTGTTTATCTAGCAGGCGTTTTAATTCCTGTTCCACGTGATTAAGGCTTTCTAGGTTTCCCATAAGCTCACGATATTGTTCCATAGATTTGACATTCCCAAATATCATTAGGTCTGTCACACCTTGGCGTCGTTCTCTCAGAATCCGAAAAACTGACTCTGCAACATAAAGTTCGTCCATTTACTTCTCGCATATAATCAAACAATGTCCGATATAACCCTATCACAACTTATATACGAAGGGCTAGGACAAACTATGCGATTATGCGATTTTCTCGAAATGTGGAGCATCTATAAAAGGTCGACGTCCCTGCGACCGTCGTATATCTATGTAAGCGTTCATTGCATCAGCCGAAGTCCCTTTGTAGGTCCGTAAATCTCCTTCGGACCACGCGGCGCCCCATTTAACAGCTACGCCCAATTCCTTGGCAGCTTTCTTCATAGCGTCGGCAATGTCGTCATACAAGTTAAGTTCCCAGACTCCCGCACTACCCACATAAGCCATCAGGTCCACGGCGTGAGAATAGCCGTCTTCCTGAGGTAAGTGCATAGAATTCATGGTCTGAGACCGCCCTGCAAGAACATGTTCTTCCTGTTCTTCCAGAGTTCGAGTGCCTGCAATACAACCGAAGTCTATCGCAGTCAATTCAATAGCCCGCTTAACCACGGCAACAAGATCAGGGTGAACCCCGTCTAAATTGCCTAGGCTGCGTTTTGACAGTCTAAAAGCCATAAGCCTAACAGCTCCAGTACATAAGGCCCTGAGTTGCAGCGCCTGTGCCGCGAGTCTTCTTCCGACTAGGGGTGTACTCGGCCATCGGGGCAGGGGCAGTTTCGCCGTAAGGAATGCGACCTTGTCCCTTGATGTCTGCGTATGGAACGGCTTTTGGTGTTTTAGAAGGAGCAGAACCTTCGGTTTTGATTTTACGGTTTTTCATAAGTATTCCCTCAATTACCTTGTTGTTTAAGAATTTCACGCTGCATAGCAGCTTGAATGCGGGCTTGCGTCTGTTGCTCTTGTGAAGACAGGCGCTTACCAAATTGTTCTGCACGCGTTGCTTGGTTCTGCGCGTCCAGATCCAGCTTAGCTTGGTCGATTTGATTATCGGCCGCATCAGACTGAGCTTTTATCTCAAGTTCTTTCTCTTTCAGTGCGATTAACGGATCAGGTCCGCCGCCACCGCCCGCCAGTTCACCAGACATTTGTTTGACCGCTTGCAGTCCTTCCGCAATCATTTGCGCGGTTAAGCGCTCTATCTCAAGCATCTGTTGCTCATCCGCAGGTTGACCGCCCGTCTGTTGGACTTGTTGCAGGTAGGTTACGGCCGCTTTCTCGCGTGCTTCCACCTGGACGTGCTCCATGACATGCTTTTGAACCAGCATGGCAACGGCGGGCATACTGCCTACCGATCCGGACGTGCCAAAAATTAAATGCGCTTTGATGTGGGCTTGATGGTCTTGACCTTCAAAGGCCTTTAACGGCAACACGTCCAAAGCGTTAATGTTCTCTTGCGCAGGGTCAATAGGCTCGGCTTCTTCCGCCGGCACAGCTTTCATTATGCGCTCAATGTCTGTAACACCTAGAGCCTCGTACATGTCACGATATACTTCGTGAATGTTGTGAATCTCCGGTGCTTGGGCCGCGAGCTGCATTTTGGTCTGCGCTAGCATGATTCGCTGAGCTTGACTGAATACGTTAGGGTTGCTGACAGGGATGACGTCTACTCGGCCATCAAAGTCGGACTGCATGATGGTTTCGTCGCCGCCCGGTACAGAATAAGGGTACTCCTGCGGTAAGCTCTCCGACATTACGCGGGACAGGATCTTAAATTCCTGGCGCATGGCATAGTGCAGCCGCTTGTGGACAGCACTCATAACTCGCGCACCTTGCTCCATCATTGCCATCGTCGTTCCGACAGCCGCTTGCTGATTACCGTCGCCGACCTTAAGGTCCGTGATAGTAGCAAAACGTTGTGCGGCATCGACGACAAAGCCCAATAGCTGGAACAATGTTTGATCTGGACCTTTGAACGGCAACGGCATCAGGCTGTCGCGGATAGCGCCACCCGGAGCATCTACATCACGGAATTCACCCGGCTGTAGTGGTTCGTCGTCATCCCTGATCCGTAGGCCGCGAGCCTTGAAACCAGCCGGAAGGTTAGACAGTGTGCCGGCATCGATCAGTTGTCGAAGGGCCGAGGTGGCTGTACGAGACAGACCGCCAATGGTGTGGATCAAGCCGAGGCCATAGAAGCCAAAGCCGGGCAAAAACTTGTAGTGTGTAAAATATGATATTTTTTTGCGGCGCTCATCGTCTTCACGATAGTTGCGACGAATCGACAATACCTGGCCGTTGTCTTCGGATATGGTGACAATATATGGGATTTTAATTCCCGTGTAATCACCTTCTTCGTCGAGGTCTTCGTAGCCTTCCAGATCAAGGTCGACGTGGCACTCTAAAATAGTACAGTCATAATCGATCTGATTTGAATCTTGACCGTCTATTCGACTAAACGCGCCGTCTAAAGAGGACATTTCCTTTTGAGAGGGTATTACCTCTACATCTAAGTACACTTCCGCAACCGGACGTTTCCGCAGATCGTTTAGCGACATCCGCACAACTTGGGTGATGTTAGGGCACGTCTCAAGGTCGGCCGTCTCATACGGGACCACAAGGTTCTCCGCAGGGACGAACCTGGATACAGCACGGCCCAACGTCTCATCGTAATATGTTTTCTTAAAGGTAGAACCCGCCAACGGCAAGAAGAACAACATCTGGTCCATGTCAGGGGTGTATTCTTCCATCTCGTTAGTGATGTAGTAGTTCATAAACTGTTTGACGCGCTGAGCTTGCTGGACCTTGGCGGACGTGGAGGCGCCCATAACTACGGTACGCACGGGGCCCGATGGCGGCAACAGCTCATTAAAGGCTTGCGCTTGAAACTGTGTGGCAGCTTCCGCTAACAGCGGGTGAGTCACACCGGAGGCTCCGCGAAAAGGCTGTGTGCGCTCTTCGTAGTTAAAGCCCAGTAGCTCTAAGCCGCTGGAGTACGCTTCTTCCCAATCTTGTCGACTGGCTTTGTTGGCGTCGAACTCTTCCAAAAGCTCAGAGGAAATGCGTTGTAGCTCACGGTCCGGGATTTCTTCGGCAAGGTTTGCGTCAAAGGCCTGGTCTAGGGCGCGTTGCTCGCTAGGGTCAAAATCAATGGTGACGCCGCCGTCTTCTTCGGGCGTAATCTCAATACCTTCGACACCTTCCACGCTAAGCATGGCCATTACGTCGTTCTGAGAATCAGGTAGCTCTAGTTCAAGCTCGGCTGCCATGTCGTCTACGTTTAGCTGTGAGGGGACGTTTCGATCCATCATCCCCGCATTTGTTTTGCCGTTTGCCATTCTAGCTCCTAATAATAATCATCTGGTATGAAATAGCCGGAGTTGTCACGAGGGTAGTATACATCGGGTCCGGTTTCCGGACTTCTGAAATTTTTACGCCATCGGGGCTTATCCGAGGGAGTATCTTGCTCTTCCGGCTTTCTGCCTAAGATGACATTTAACTGCTCGAAGATGCGGTTGTCTACCGCCTCGGTTATTTGTGCGGGCGTGGCGTTGATGCCAGCCTTCTTAAATAGGTCTATACCGATAGCGTTGTTGCGCAGATCCATTGCCTTGTGCAACCGGTTACCGAAGAATCCTTCGTGGACCATGCCTACACGTCCGGCGGTTTTTGGTCCATACCCACTGGCCGTAAGGGCCGAGCCTAGCATATGTGCTCGCGTATCTTCTAGCTCTTGCGGAGTTGGCATATCGTCGCGTGGGCGTGTAAAGCGAGTTTTACCGCCAGCAAGGTTAATGCCACCAGTGCCGTCAGGCATAGCTTCAGTAGGGTAATTGTAATCCGACGCAAGCTGTTCGAAAAAAGATTCGCCATCGGGGTACAGAGTCTCGCGCATAGATTCATTAGGTCGACCAGACCGTCGTACAGCATCGATGACATCACCGTCCGCCATATCAATTGCCCCTTCTGGCGCATCTGACCAAAGCCTATCCGCCACAAACGCGCCAACACCCTGCTCTTCATACTCAGGCTCCTGATAAAAATCTTGCATATCATCCGTCGGAACGTCTAAACTTACCGTCGCGCCGCCGTTTTTGTAATACGAGACATGGCCCCCTGCGCCAAGGTTCACTCTGTTTTCGTTCATGCGCAGTCCTTCCAGTCAAAAGTTAATAATAAACGCGTACTTTAGCACTGTTTTCGTCATCTTCCCAGTCATCCGTGGGGAGGCGCACGAAATTGCC